GTATCTGCAGCAAAATCCAAGTTCAAGGTGTGGCCTTCAGCTTATGCCAGCGGCTATGTGGTACAGCGCTATAAAGAGATGTACAAGCGCAAGCATGGTTCGCTGTCAGGCGCCTTCAAGGGCGATGAGGGCGAAATCCATGGTGACGATTTGGATCAATGGTTCAAGGAAAAGTGGGTGAGGATTGGAGCAAATGGCGAAATCCAGGGTCCATGTGGCGGCCGAAGTGAGGGAGAAGGTAAGCCGAAATGCTTGCCTCAGGCCAAGGCTCAAGCATTGTCCAAAGAGGAGCGGCAGACAATTGTGGCCCGCAAACGCCGAAAGGATCCTGATGCTGAGCGTCGTGGTCCAGCAAAGATGGTGAGCAGCAAGGTAGACGCTATTGAGTCCGTCAAGGTAGAAGGACTATTGCTTGGCGACTATGACGAGGCCGCTCAGATCACTGCTGCTGACATCGATGCTGCATTGAACCAATGGAAGCAAGAAGCACCTGAGCGCTTTAAGGACATTTTGGAGGCTAGTGATGTTGAGCCCGCTCAGTGATCCATGGCCGAGGTTTGATGCCGATTGGTCATACGATCCGATTTCGGGGCGCTATCGGCGCCCCTTGGGGCAATTCATGAGCGAAAAGGCCGTTTCCGCATTGATTGATGGTCGCATCGATAAATTGAGTGAAAATCTTCGGCGTTATACGCGCATGCTGGTGGATGGGAGTGTCACAATTGATCAATGGCAGGGCTCTGTCCGCGAAGCGCTTAAGACTGCTCATATTCAGGCAACAGTGCTTGGCAATGGCGGAAGAGACAGGCTTGGCGCTGCGGAATATGGGCGCATTGGTCAGAGGCTTCGTTCGGAATACGCTTATCTACAAAAGTTTGCTCGTGATCTTTTGGATGGGCGCGTTTCTGCTCCCATGGCTCTTGCTCGCGTGCGGCTATATGCTGAAAGCGTTCGTGGTAGTTACTGGGAAGGAACCACGATTCGACAGGAACGACAGGGCTATTCCCTAATGCGACGCATTTTGGATCCTGGAGCGCAACATTGTGATGATTGCATTGCATTTGCATCGCGAGGCATTGTGCCAATTGGCAGCTTGCCGCTGCCAGGGCAGCGCTGTGCCTGTAGGGCTCGGTGCAGGTGTTCTGTTGAATACAAACGGCAGACGCCGCCTGCTGTTCCCGTATAAATAGCACCATTAAGATGACGCAGACATCTGCGTTTCTATGGCCAAAATCCTTTATTGCGGTGACTGCGCCGTGCAGACAGGTTTCGGGCGTGTAGCGGAAAATATCCTTCCTGTGCTTGCCAAAGAGCATGAGATCGTTGTTCTGGCGGTGAACTACTGGGGCGATCCTCATGAGATGCCCTTCCGTCTGTATCCGGCTATGCCTGGCGGTAATGATCCGTTCGGCTCACATCGTCTGCCGGAGATCTTGCATAAGGAAAAGCCAGATCTGGTGTTTGCCGTTAATGACATCTGGATTTTGAACAACCTGTGGGCAGTGGCCAAGCCTCACCAGGAAGAGCTGGGCTTCAAGTGGTATGGCTATTTCCCAACAGATAGCTATGGCTTCTTCCCGGACGTGTTTGAGCCATGCAAGGAATGGGATGGCATGGGCACTTACACGCAGTTTGGCCTGGAAGAGGTGCGAAAGGCTGGCTGTGAGCTGCCATGTGATGTGATCCCACATGGCATTGACCGTTCGATGTTCTTTCAAATGGACCAGAACGAATGCCGACAGGAACTGGGACTGCCGGAAGATGTGTTTGTGGTGTTCAACGGCAACCGTAACCAGCCTCGCAAACGCATTGACCTGACCATTAAGGGCTTCATTCAGTTTGCACTGGACAAGCCTGATGCCCGCCTGTGGCTGCATATGGGCAAGAAAGACCAGGGCTGGGATTTGATCCCACTATTTAAGCGCATGTCGCGTGACTACGGCTTTGATTCAACAGGCAAGCTTATTCTCACCAGCCAAGATTTTGACGTGACTCGTTGTTTGCCAGTGGAGCGCTTGAACATGGTGTACAACGCTGCCGACATTGGCGTCAACACTTGCATCGGCGAGGGCTGGGGCCTTGTCAACTTTGAGCATGCCGCGACCAACACTGCTCAAGTGGTGCCGGACCATACAAGTCTGGCTGAAATCTTCCATGCCATCCCACGCATTCCTATCGAAAGCTGGAGCGTGGACCAGAACTATGGTCTAGACCGTGGCCAGCCATCGCCAGATGGCATGGCCCAGATCTTGACGCACTACTACGAAAACCGCGACGATCTAAAGAAAGTTGCGGACTGGTGCGGAAGCGAGTTGGCGACAGAGAAGTATTCCTGGGATGTGATTGGCAGCAATGTGCTGAAAATTATCGACAACGTATTGGAGGGGCCCGCTGAAAGCGGGCAAGGCTTTGGAAAAAAGCACAAAACCGTCGGGGGTGACAAGCTGTTCCCCGGCGCTGAATGCGAGGATGTCGATCTGAGCGAAGGTGATCACGTTTTCTGTATCAGCCTTGAGGACGATGCCAGGCGTGATGTATTCACCAAGCAGGCTATGTCCGTTGGGCAGAAGTTTATTTGGTGGATGGGCGTTGATGGCCGCGACAAAACGCGGGAGGAAATGCAGGAGCTTGCCGGCCGAGAAGTGGAATGGGAAATGCCTGGCAATTCAGACGGTCTAAAGCTGACCACTGAAGTAGGCATTGCAGTGGCATCGCTGCATTTGTGGCAACATGCTGTTAACAACGATTTTCCTTATCTCGTTGTAATGGAAGACGATGCAAGGCTGATCAAGCCGCTTTGCATGCCCATTCCTAAGGATGCTGATTTGGTATTCTTCAATGACCGTACATTCCGCAATGCAAAAGGCGAAATGTGGGGCATGACTTGCGGGGCTGATGGTTATTACGTGAGCCGCAATGGCCTGGAAAAACTGTTGAAGATTTACGAGCGTTTGTGGATGCCTGTAGACATTCAGTGGATTCCGCAAGTAGAAAGTTTGCGCGAATTTGGCCATCCTCTGTGCAAGTATTACAACCCTGAGTTGCCCACATTAAAGGCTTATTCACTGCCTCCCTACGCATTGCACAAAGGAGCCGAGAGCCGCATCCGATGACTGTTTTTCATTGCTACACCTGCGACAACCTTGACAGTCGCATGCTTGATCTTCATGCGGAGGCCAGTGAAATCATTGGCCTCCCAGTGAAGTACCACGTATTCAAGATTGAGGAATTAGCCAAGGCTGGCATTCCGCCTCATCAGGGGCATGGTTGGTTTATGGAGCAAATCCTCCAGAACTTTCCTGACGACAACGTTGGATTCATTGATGCGGACTGCATTGTTTCCAATATGGATTTTGTTGCGCAAGCAGAAGAGCGCGTGAGCAAATCCGGCACAATGTTTGGCATTGCGCAGTCAGCCAATCATTTGCCTTCGCGTAACGAGATTTATGCGGCCCCGGCATTTGCTATTATTCACAGTGCCATTTGGCATGAGCTTGGCAAGCCTTCATTGATTGCGGACTATTCCTATGACACGGCGCAACGACTTTCGCACGAGCTGATTGAAGGCAATTACTACGTTGACATTGTTATGCCAACAAGTTATTCCGGCATTGGGGCAACGTGGGCACTAGGTGGGGTGCCAGATAGTTATGGCATTGGCACCGTCTATGGTGACGGAGACGTGTTTCACCTTTTCCAAAGCTCCAAAGGGCCTTCTTATGTGCATCTCCTGAAAGATCAGCTTCAAAAATTGAACCAAGGATTCACGTCTTTCCACTAATGACTCTTGATTTTTCTCTGGCCACTTCATCCGAGAAAGTAGTGGCAATTTTGCGTCAACATGGCGTTGGTCATTGGCGTGCCCGTGGCGGTACGGACAAAGAACAATTGGCGTCAGACGAAGAAGGAAGTGGCCATCATTCATATGGCGTTATCTACGAGGAGATTGCCGGACGATTAAATGCCAATCACAAGAATGTGAATGTAGTTGAAATTGGCGTTCAATATGGCGGATCGCTGCTTTTATGGGAAGGTCTGTTCCCAAAGGGAACAATTATCGGTCTTGACATTGAAGACAAAATGCATGACTACGTCAAGCAATCGCTTGACTGGAAGCGTGCTGAAGTGTGGCAAAAAAATGCCTATGAGCAAGAAACAATTGATGCTCTTGCGGAGAAGTTTTCAGATGGCATCCATATGATGGTCGACGATGGACCGCACACTCTTAACACTCAAGCTGCATTCATTTGTCACTATGTGCCCTTGCTGGCTGATGGTGGCTATGCGGTGATTGAGGATATTCAGGGGGAGTCGCAGACGCAAGAGCTGTCTTCCCTTGTTTCACAGGGCATGGAATGGGAGATTGTTGACAGGCGTTCGGTGAATGGACGTTACGATGATTTAATGTTGGTGATTCACAAACCTACTTGCCATGACGAACAAACAAAAGCAGGCAAAGATGCGGAAAGTGATGAGGGAGTTCAAGGCGGGCACCCTCAAGAGCAGTAGCGGCGAGCCGGTAAAAAGCCGCCAGCAAGCAATCGCAATCGCACTAAGCGAAGCGGGAGTGTCGCAAAAGAAAAAGAGTGATGCTTATTGGGATGCATACATTGATGCAATGTGCGGCTCGATGAGCAAAGAAGGCATGGAAGAAGAGGAAGAAGGAGAAGAGGAGATGGATGCCAATCCGGCAGAGGCTCGCTGTCGTGGTTATTTGTCTTCGCTGAAGAAAGAAAAAAAGGCTTAAGGGGAGACGCTGAAAGTTTCTCCCCGCCATCGGGAGTGCGTAGTGCTGCTCGCAGAGGGCTTGCGCTGCGCAAGAAGCACGGCAAAGGCGGGCTCACCACCCAGGAAGCGGGCAAGCAGGGTATTGGAAGCGGCGTGGCACGAGCCACGTCACTGGCTAATGGCGAGGCCGTCAGCGCTGAAACAATTAGGAGAATGGCGGCGTT